TGAATGAAGGTATGAGAGCATGGATGTCATCTGTGGATCAACCTCATGAGAACTTTGTGTTCCCAGAGGAAGTATTACCTCGTGGTAATGCCTTGTAAAATCACATACATATGATATAATAAAGGCCCTACTATGGGTCTTTTTTTATGAAAGGAAAAGATGGATTTAGATGATCAACTACAATTGGCTCACTTACTATTACAAGAGAGAAAGTGTAGAGTTTGTGGTCAAGAAAAAAATCTAATTGATGGTTATTATCGAACTCGTAAAAATGTTAGACTAGCATCTTCCTATTCATATGAATGTAAAGAGTGCACGGTCAAAAGAGTTTGTGAAAACAATCGTCGCAATCGACTCAAGAAAAATCGTATCAAAAAAATGAAACAAACTGAAAATTTGCAACAACTCATGGAAAGATTTACTAAGAGATTAAATCAAACAAATCCAAATGACAAGGAGAGAGTATCTTATCTTAAGGGTTGCATAGACACTGTTGATTATTTGTCTACAGGAAAACTACCAAATGACGGTAATCACGATGGTATGAAAAATCATAGACCTAGACATTCTCAACTTGATGCGTTAGACTGAAAAATATCAACCACTATATAAAATCGAGAGATCATTACTTATGAAAATTTTTCTTGATACTGCTGATACGAAAACTATCGGTAAACATTTCAAGACTGGATTGATTGATGGTGTGACTACAAATCCAACATTGATTATGAAAAGTCATGAAAGACCTGACGACGTATATCGTGATTTAGTTTTAATTGGTCTTAAGGATATAAGCATGGAAGTTGTAGGAACTAAAGAAGAAATGCTTACAGAAGCAGATCGTCTGATTAGTAAATTCCATGATGCGGTCACAATCAAAGTGCCTTGCACACCCGACGGCCTTGCGGTTTGTAGGGACTTGTATGCTCAAGGTGTTAGAGTTAATGTCACATTGATATTCAGCGTCTCACAGGCGATCCTAGCGGTCAAAGCGGGAGCAAGATATCTCTCACCTTTTGTTGGTCGTGTAGATGACCAGAGATTTGGAGGATGTAATCTCATTAGAAGAATTAAAGAGGTGTTGCCAGTTCATGTTGCAGCACAATATAATCTACCTGAGATACTTTCTGCCTCAATCAGATCAGTTGCTGACGTAGAGCATTCATTTGCTCAAGGTGCTGATATCTGCACAATGCCACCTAAAATCTTTGAGGGCATGTATAATCATATTCTCACAGACAAAGGATTAGAACTTTTTGACATCGATTATCAGAAAACAATTAAGGAATTTACCTAAAATGAGAGCTGTAGTCTATTCAAGAGATAATTGCCAATGGTGTGATAGAGTAATACAATTACTTAGAAGTGTTAAGATCGATTATGTTGAATACAAATACGATCTAGACTTTACAAAACATGAATTTCAAGAGGAGTTTGGCTCCGATGCCACATTTCCTCAAGTTTCAATTGGAACCCGTTACATTGGAGGATGTAAAGAAACTTTAAAATGGTTACAAAAAGAAAATCTCATATGAAAAACTTTGAAGAAGTTTATTTTATCGTTGAGAAAGCACTTGAACTTGCTTTCAAGGGTGATTTTGTTTTAAAATTTTATCCCTATCTTGAAGGAGAGGGTGTAAAGAAAAAACAAATTGAAGAGTTTATTGCAAGTTCAACAGCAGATGAATTATCACAACAAGTCTTAGAACTTGAAGGATATATCAAAGGTGGTGACAAAACTTTAAAAGAGGCCTACGGTCACATACCAAAACCAAAAGCAAGAAAGATAAAAACTTATCTTTATGGTATACTAGAGGATGCGTGGAGGTACAACCATGACAAAAGGAGAGGAAGAAGAAAACGCTCTAAATAAAAACAAACCCGAAATCAATCGGGGTGTAGAGTTGTTACTACGTAATAGGAGGAACGTTCAACCTAAACCAACTTTCCAGTTAAAATTTAATCTCTTTAAAAGAGAAATAACTTTAACTTTAAACATAACAAAAAATAATCTCTAGGAGATCCATGGAAACTTTAATAGTAACTCTAACGATCACAACAACAGTATCGTTTCTTGCACTATTGGTAGGAGGTGTGATAGGATGGGTAGCAAGAGGACACTCATATGAAACAACACCAGTTTACACACATCCAGAGATGTTTGATGAAAATGGTAATCTAAGAGCCGATGAAATTTTAGCAGTTCGATTTGAAAATTATGACAACAACGACGAAGAAGAAGACAACGACTAAGAAGGTAAAACTACCTCCTAATCCTTTTATCCATGAGATATTAGAGTATGTTGACAGTCAAAGAACAAAGGCAAAAAAAGTTGAAGCCTTAAGAGAACACAGAGATGATTCTTTAACTGCAGTTCTGATATGGAATTTTGATGACAAAGTGGTGTCAGCTGTTCCTGATGGTCAAGTTCCTTATAAAGAAAATGAAGTTCCTGTTGGAACTGATCATACGTCACTTCGCAGAGAATGGAAAAATCTATATCACTTTATTAAAGGTGGTAATGACACACTGAGTTCTCTTCGTAGAGAAACGATGTTTATTCAATTATTGGAAGGTCTGCATCCAGAAGAGGCTAAAATTATTTGTCTTGTCAAGGATAAAAATCTTACAAGTAAGTATAAGTTGACTAAGGAAATTGTTGCAGAGGCATTTCCTGATATAACATGGGGTTTACATAGAGGATCATGAGTGAAGTGAAAGCAGAAGATTATTCTTGTGAAGTCTTACTTGAACAGACAACACAGGAAAAGGCGAAAGACACATCTTTTCCCACAGATGCATACAACGTAATTTATTCAGTGGATGGAGAGGATATGTTAGATGTGTGTCGTGCGCAGAAGAAGGCTGACATATTTGATTTATATTATGACAAATACAAAAATGTAAAAAGTATTGAGTATGGATCGGGAACTATCTCACCGAATCGATTTGGTTTAAAACCACCACCAAAGAAAAAGAAAACGAGAGGTAGCAATGGACAAAGATAATTTAAGAGATCAAATCAACGAACTTATTCGTGATGAGATTCAAGAAGTTATCAATGATTATGTTGATGCTCAAGAAACTACAAAAAAAGCTGGACTAGGGTTCGTTGGTAAAGAAGATGAACAGGAGTTAAAGGTTAACATTCGTAAGAGCGAAGTTGACAAGTTAATAAAACAATACAAAAAGATTAAGAAAAAAGAAAGAAACAATCTAAATAAGATCAAAAAACTTGGTTTGGTCGATAAAAACGGTAAACCTTTGTAAAATGTATCAAGTTATACCATTTTACTTGACTACATAGTTATGGTATGCTAACATACCTTTACGTTCATCCCATCAGGGACGCAAGTAAGCCGACACGGAACGGACTCGTTCATCTTCTTTGAAGACGCAAATGTTGACCGAAGGAACGGCATTCATTGCCCACTACGGAGGAAAAACCAATGGCAAAAGTCACTTATCGCGGAGTTCAATATGACTCTGAAGAATACAACGCTAAAGTAGTTGCGGAAGCAGCTCAGCGTGAAAGACACGATCTAATGTATCGAGGTCTGAAGGTTAAAAGCAAGGCATCACCTTGCAGCTAGCGTAAAGGAGGGGGGTTTACACCCCTCTTTTTTTATACTATAATAAATAAAATGAAAAGTTTTCATGGACAAAGGGAAATTAAAAGTCTTAGTCATGGCTCTCAAAGAAATCGTTGAAGAGTTAGAAAGCGAAGTGTATTCTGATGTTGACGCATACAAATCTGCATCTTTTTCATCTGCACCGATGAGTTATGATGAAATGTATGATGATGGATCAGATTAATGACAGTATCTCTTATTAGCATCACACCTGATGCAGAAAAAACAATGGCACATATTGCCAGAGTTTCTAATCCAAATAATCAAGACAATCCAAACTATGCAGGGTTGTTAAGATATTGTATTAAGCATAATCATTGGTCTGTTTTTGAGCAGTCCTCAATGACATTGGAAATAGAAACAACAAGAGCTATAGCAGCACAGATATTAAGACATAGATCTTTTACTTTCCAAGAGTTTTCGCAGAGATATGCACAAAGTAATGAACTTGGTAAAATACAATTACCTGATTTAAGAAAACAAGATTTAAAGAATCGTCAAAATTCTACAGATGATCTTGATCCTTTTGTAAGACAAAAGTTAGAAGCACAGATGATAACTCTGTTTAGTTCTGCACAATCTTTGTATAATCAAATGATTGATGAGGGAGTTGCGAAAGAATGTGCTAGAATGGTATTACCTTTATGCACACCAACAAGAATATACATGACAGGATCATGTCGATCTTGGATACATTATATTGATCTTAGATCAGCACACGGAACACAGAAAGAACACATGGATATTGCTGAAGCATGTCGTAAAGTGTTTACCGAACAATTCCCCACAGTATCTGAAGCCCTTGAATGGGTCTAAATATTTACAAAACTTAAAACACCTATGCCTACCTACCCTGTTAAAAACTTGAAGACCGGTGAAACAAAAGAGATCCAGATGTCAATGACAGATTACGATCAGTGGCGAAAGGATAATCCCGATTGGGATAAAGATTGGAATGCTGGAATTGCAAACGTCGGAGAAGTCGGAGAAGTTTATGATAAACTTCGGAAGACACATCCCGGATGGAATGACGTATTACATAAAGCATCGAAAGCTCCCGGTTCTAAAGTAAGACCTGTTTAATATGCCAAGAAAAAAGAAAACAGATCAACAGCCGATAGGTGTCGGATTAACAGCAAAACAAATGAAGAGGAAGAAACCAATCAACGCTGACATGTTGAGAGACATTGAACCTCTTACTGAAAATCAGCAGAAGTTATTTGAATCATATGCTAATGGTAAAAACCTTATTGCTTATGGTGCAGCAGGTACAGGAAAGACCTTCATAACACTATACAATGCGTTGTGTGATGTATTAGACACCACAACACCATATGAAAAGATATACATCGTAAGATCGCTTGTATCCACCAGAGAGATTGGTTTCTTGCCGGGAGATCATGAAGATAAATCTTTCTTATATCAAATACCATATAAAAATATGGTTAAGTATATGTTTGAACTTCCATCAGCAGCAGATTTT